CGCACATAGCGTTCATCAACATCCCAAAACCCCGATTGGCCGCGCATCCATCACTCCCCGCAAATCAATGCGCCGACTGAATCAAATTCCTCACCAAAAGGCGAGGTTTTTCGAGGTGTCCAGTCGCTTCTTCAACCACCGCTGTCACCGCGATTGCTGCCGGCAGCGAACCTTTCGTGATCATCGTGTCGGACGATGGCACCGCCATGTACATCGAGATCAACGGTGGTACGCCAGCAACAAATACTCATGCGCGTGCATTCGGCACGCCGACCAAATTGACGCTTGGTAGCCGTGACGGCGCTGCTGAGTATCCAGGTAACATCTATGCCGCATTGAACATCAACCGACTACTGACAACTGATGAAAAAGCAGATGTTCGGACCAAAATGGCGGCCGCTTCAGGAGCAATCTTATCATGACGACATTCACAAAACTGGTCATCCTTGACATCGCCGCCGCCGACCAGTCGGCTTGTAACCAGTTCATGGCGGCGCTGGGCTATGACGATGCGGCAACGCCGAGCACATTCGGCCCGATCCGACTTTCGGAGGACGGGCAGGAGCCGGTCACGCGCTACGCGGCAATGCTTGTCGTTAAGGAAGCGCAAGCGCAAATGTGGACCGATGCGGCGGCCGGCACATATTCGACCGTCAACGGCTACACGCCCGCCGAGATCGCGGCCGAATTTGGTGCAATCACGATCGATGTCTCGGATCGGGGCACCACGGCGGGCGATGTCGCCTACCTGGACACCACCATGGCAGGGCGAAACCTGCAGAGGATTATCGATGACAGCATTTGACCAGGATATCGTGTTGATCGGCACGCCGTTGCAATGGGCAGTCGAGAAGGCCAACTATGCGGCAGCGGGCTATACGCTGTCGGACGGCGTGCCGCGGTCGGATGATGGCCAGGAGCCGGCGACGCATTGGGTAACCTTGCCTAAGGTGACGCAGCCGACGGCTGCGATGCCTTCGGTGGGCGATCTGGCTGGCTCTGCCAATCCGGTTTCTGATGCGTGGGAGAAGGACCACTGGAACCTCACTTTGCATGACCCGTTCCTTTCGACAAACCGGGGGTATGAGCCGGCATGAGGCAGCGATTTTGCCGTGTTTGCCGCGGTTGGCATGATGTGCAGGCCTGGCCTCCTAACTGTCTACCAACGGGCCCGGCCGTGTCTGACCTGCCGGCACCGCATTGCATTTCCGACGCGATGGACGCAGTGCAATCGCAGTTGGACGGTAAGTTCTATGACAGCAAATCGGCACTGCGCCGGACCTATCACGCTGCCGGAGTTGTTGAAGTTGGCAACGACAGCAGCGTGTCGAAACCCGCGTGCAAAACCCGCCAGCCCGACCATAGCGGCATCAAGGCGTCAGTAGCGCGCGCTTTCTCGCAGGCCGGGCTTGGGGCCTAATCCGCAACCCTTCTGACAGGTGAATTATGACGAACCAAACGGACGCGGTTGACGCCGCGACGGAGACCCCTCCCGTGGCCGATGTGGAGGCAAATACTTCGCAGTTGGAACATGTCGACGGGACGCCTCTGGATGCGATCAAACGCGCCTTTGTCACCGTCGACGCCCAGCACGCCGGATCATACGACGACAAGGGTGATGCGCTGCTCAGTCAGCAAACAGACGAAACAAGATTGGCTGAGCGCGAGGGCTATACAGATGAGGCGTTCAGGGCCAAGGATGCAGACGCAATCGAGACCGGGGATCGGCGAAAGAGCGCGTTTGATGTCAAAGCCCCTGACGCAAGCATCTCAGAGACATTGAACGAGCCACCGAGCCGCTTCTCTGCCGATGCCAAGGCCGAATGGCAGGATGCGCCGCAGGCCTTGCGCGATGAAGTCAACAGGCTGGAGCGTGAGCTGTCGGCCGGCCTGGAAAAATACAAGGACGATGCAGCGCGTTTCGAGGAGTTCCGGCAGTTGTCGGATACGCTCAATCAGCGCGGCCAAAGGTTCCAAGATGTGCTGGGCCACTATGTCGGAATCGAACAATTGCTGGCGCAAGATCCCGTCGCCGGTTTTGAGCAGATTGCGCACAATCTGGGCACGGATTTCCAGTCGATCGCGTCGCACTACTTGGACCGTTCGCCGGATGAGGTCTCGGCGGCCCGGGACGTTGAGATAAACGCGTTGCGATCCGAGGTTGCCAGGTTGCAGGAGCGGTTGGGTGGCGTCACCACATCCATGGCCGATCAGCGCACGCAGCAGGCCATAAGCCAGATCAACGCGTTCAAAGCCGACCGGCCACGCTTCGACGAATTGTCGGACGATATCGCCTTCTTTCTGCAGACGGGGAAGGCGGTCGATCTTCAAAATGCCTATGAGATGGCGGAGCGACTCAACCCCGCCGCTTTACCTGCAGCAGATTTCGAGCCGGTTCATAACCGGAGCGAACCGGCGGTTCAGACCCGCCTCAAAACCCCACTCTCGGTAGACGGCGGCCCTGGATCCGGCTCAAACCCGACCAATCGCAAATCACCGAAAACGCCCGAAGATGCCGTTGACGATGCCTTCGCGGCTCTCGGCATCGGCTAAACCAAACCACTCCATGGAGGTCATTGAACAATGGCTCTAAACAGCAACGAACGCCTGCAAGAGGCGTTTTCGCTGGCGTTGGAGGACCGTTCGAAGGGTTACCAGGACCTTGTGTCGAACGCCAACGCCATTCTCTATCTGATGAAAAAAAAGGGCGGCTTCAAATCCTTCTCCGGGCCGACGATCCGCGAGCGTCTTCTTTACAATGAATCGGGCACTTATACCCGCTATTCCGGCTACCAGTATCTCAATCCGAAGCCCGCCGAACTGTTCAACGACGCGGAGTTCACACCCAAGCTGGCGGCCGTATCGGTGACGTTGTCCGGCGAGGATATTCTGAAGAACGCTGGCCGGAACCAGCTGAAAGACATCATGGCCGAGCACATCAGCGCCGCCGAGCAGGAGCTTGTTGACCGGTTCGTCGAGGATCTGCACGGCGACGGCACGCAAGCCAACCAAATCGGCGGCTTGCAACTGGCGATCCCGACCACGGTCAATCTCGGCACCTATGGCGGCATCTCGCGCGCCGACAACGCCATCTGGCGCACGACGTCCTACGATGCTCACAGCGCCTTTACCGGCATCACGCAGGTCACATCGACGACGATCAAGACGATCTTCGACAATGTGATGATCGAGCGCAGCCGGGGCACCAAAGGGCCGGACTGCATCGTGTGTTCGCAGGAGCACTACGTTGCCTACACGGCCGCGATGACGGCAATCCAGCGCATTCAGGACGAAAACGAACTGGGCAAGCTCGGCTTCACCAACCTGAAATATTACGGCGCCGGCAGATCGGTCGATGTCGTGCTCGAAGGCGGGATCGGCTCGGCCATGCCTGCGAACACCACCTATTTCATCGACAGCAAGGCTTTGCGCTTCCGCTATCACCCGGACCGCAACTTCGTAAAGTTCGGCGGCAAGCAGACACCCGTGAACCAGGACGCGATCGTTCAGCACGTCGGTTTCTACGGCAATCTGACGCTGAACAACCCGCTGCACGTCGCCAAGCTCTATGACAGCAACACAGCCACGTAAGGAGGGCTGAGATATGACCGCAACATCCGTCAATCAGAACATGCTGGGGGTGGATCTCACGCTGATCGAGTTGACGCCGTCATTTGCCCCCGGCACGATTGTCCGCGGCAATGATGCGCATGATTACATCTATGCGCTGGCCAGCAGCGCCATCGCCGACGACGCCACGGCCGTCCTGACGGAGGCGACCATGACGGTTGCCGCCGGCGCCGGCGACTGGACCAATCGAACCGGCGGTGCCCTGGCGGCCGGGGATTATGCCTGGCTGCAAAAGACCGCCGTCTAACATGGGAGGGGCGCAGGAAGCGCCCCTTTCTGATTCCGAACAAGGACATATCCGATGGACTTTTCCCATTTGCATGTCGAATTCTTCATGGATGCGGTCGAGAACCGCAGCAAATCGGCGCAAGCTGGCCGACCGATCTTCGACGATGTCGAGATGATCCGCATCCGCATTGCCGGCGATCCGAAATCCGTGCTTGTGGCACCGGCCAAGTCGGCCAGTTCCGTGCGCGATTCCATTAGCAATCAGCGGATGACCTATGCCGAGCTTCACGCCGAGCCGTATCAGGCGTTCAAACAGGGCATCGACTATGTTGGCAGCGGGACGCCGCTGGCCGAACTGCCTTTCATCACCAAGGCCAGGGCCGAGGAACTGAAGCGCGTGAATATCCATACGGCCGAGGCTTTGGCGGGACTCGATGGTGCCAATCTCGGCAAAATCGGCATGGGTGGTCGCGAACTCAAGGAACAGGCGCAAGTCTGGCTCGACAACGCGAAAGGTAGTGCCGACGTGACTCGTCTTGCCGGCGAGAATGCAGCGCTGAAAGAGCAGATGGACGCCCTGCAGGCGCAGCTCGAAGCGATGGCGGCCGATCGACAAGGCGACACTGTCGTATCGTCGGACACGGAGTCGCCTTTCCAGACATGGTACAAGGAAGACATCGTCAACTGGATTGTCGCCAATGGTGGCAAGAAGCCACACCACATGTGCGGCCATGACAAGGTGGTGCGGATCGCCGATGACCTCAACGCCGAATTGGCGAAAGAAGCGGCTTAATGACGATTCTCTCGGTCCTCCAGGCCGCATGCCCGGTGATCGGGCTGGATGTTCCTACGGCGGTGATGGCGTCGACCGCGCGCGAGCATGTCGAACTGGCGGCGCTTGCCAACGATATGGCAGAGCGCATCGCTCAGGCGCATGACTGGCAGGCGCTCAAGGCGCTTGCCACCATCACTGGGGACGGCATTACGGAAAGCCGTGCCTTGCCGAGCGACTATGCGCGCATGTTGACAAAGGCACAGCTTTGGTCATCGAGCCTGGAAACGCCGTTGACACCGATATCGGATACCGATGAATGGCTTGGTCTCGACGTGCAGTCCTCCGATTTCGTCGTGAATACCTGGACGCTCTACGGCGGGAAGATCCACATCAAGCCGGCATTGGCGTTCGGTGTGACGGCAAAATACTTCTATCAGTCGAACCGTATCGTCTCACCGGCCGATGGCGACAACCAAGCAGCCTTTACAGCGGACACGGATTCCTTCGTCCTCGACGACACCCTGCTGCGTTATGGCATCATCTGGCAATGGCGTGCCAATAAGGGGCTCGCCTATCAGGAAGACATGACGTCCTATGAGATGCGCAAGGAACGTCTGATCGCCGCCGACAAGGGATCGCGCATGATGCGCCTTGGCAAGGTTTGGCTGCCGGGTGATGCCAAAGCCGCCTACCCGCAGAGCATCACGCCTTGAGGCGCGGGTTTCGACGTGTGGCCGTGGCGGCGCAAGCGCGTGGGCGGTCACGGACGCACACTTTTCCCGCACCCATCCGCGGCTGGATCAGCAATGAGAATCTAGCGTCCTCCATGACGGGCGGGGCCTATCAGCTCGACAACTTCTTTCCGACGCTCACCGGCATCCGGTTGCGCGGCGGCGCGAAGAAATACGCCACGCTGTCAAACGGCGCGGTGACAAGCCTGTTTGCCTACAAGGTGGGCACGACCGAAAAGTTCTTCGGCGCGGACACCAACAACATCTTCGACATTTCGACCGTCAGCGACGCCAGCGGTATTCCGACGGCGGCGGTCAGCGGCCAAACCAGCGGGCACTACGCGACGGCGCAGGTCGGCACCAGCGGTGGCGACTTCCTTTATGCCGTCAACGGCAGCGACGACGCACGGCTTTATGACGGCGCGACCTGGACGGCGATCAATGCAGTGTCTTCGCCCGCCATCACCGGCGTGGCGACGGCGGATCTGTCATTCGTGTGGGTGTTCGCCAACCGGTTGTTCTTTGTCGAGAAGGGCACAATGAACGCCTGGTATCTGCCGGCGAGCAGCATTGCCGGCGCCGCGACCAAGCTGCCGTTGGCAAGCGTGTTCCAGAAAGGCGGTTCGCTCCTGTTCGGTGGAACATGGTCGCTCGACAGCGGCTCCGGTCTCGATGACAAATGCGTCTTCGTGTCCACCACCGGCGAAGTGGTGATCTATGAGGGCAGCGACCCGGCCAGCGCGTCGACCTGGAGCAAGGTCGGTGTCTATGAAATATCAGCCCCGCTGGGATTCAACGCCACCATGAAGGCCGGGGGCGATTTCATCATCGCCGCGCAAGAGGGCATGGTGCCGCTGTCCCAGGCGATTCAGAAGGATGCGGCCGCACTGTCGCTGTCGGCGATCTCGCGGCAGATCGAACCGGATTGGGCAGCGGAGGTCAGCGCGCGTTCATCGAAGCCCTGGCACGTGCTGAAATGGCCCACGAACAATATGGCTGTGGTGGCGCTGCCGGTGGCCGGCGGCAGTGAGCCCTATTGCCTCGTCGTCAACCTCGAAACCGGTGCCTGGGCGCGTTACACCGGCTGGGATACCGAATGCGTCGGCCTTTACAACAGCGTCGGCTATTTCGGCACGTCGGATGGCAGCGTCAGACAGATGGAGACCGGCGGCAGCGACGACGGCACGCCCTATACGGGGTTCTATGTCGGGCTGTTCGACCATCTGCGTGTGCCTGGCGCGCAGAAAACGGTGCATGCCGCGCGGACGGTGTTTCGCGCCGCGAGCGCCATCCGTCCGCAAGTGTCGGTCTCGACCGATTATACGGTCTGTCCGCCGGCGCCGCCCAATTCGATCGACGATTATACGACGGACGAATGGGATGTCGGTCTGTGGGACGTGGCTACATGGGATGTCGGCACGGAGCTTGAAACGGTCACAAAGTGGTCATCCGTCGGCCGTTCCGGCTTCGCCATCGCGCCGCAGCTTCAAA